AGCAACATAGTTAGGCATAGCATATTGACTTGCTGATTTTGGTCTAACCATATTTTCTCCAAGTTTCCATTGAAGCATAATATTAGTTCCCATTACCATAACACCATCATACCATACATCAATAGTTTTAGTGATTTTTTCAAAGCCACCTTCATCCATCATTTCTTGAGGTGGATTAAATTGATCGTCTTTTTGAACAGTTTTAAAACTACCATCTGCCATACTTTTCTTTTTATAAACAAAAGTATGCGTGGTCTTGTAATTAAAATACATTAATGTAGCAGTATCCCTATGAAACATACTGTTCTCATAAAATTGTGCAGAATTATAGTAGTCATACCAAGACTGGCTGTATTTAGAAATTTCAGATAAATCTTCGTTTGTCAAAGAAGGATCTATTTTAAGTAATTCTCCAATAGGAACTGTTTTAATTTCGCCCCAATAGAAAGTATCTTTAAAGTAAGGATCTTCAGTATAACTATAAACCACATTTGCTGGATCTACATATTCAACTCGAACACCCTCGCCTGGTAAAAACATGTGTTTTGCCATACCAATACCTAAACAAGTAATATCATAATCTACACGTTTTCTGGTGTCATTATAATGGCTTGCTTGAAATAATGTATCTATAGCTTCTTCAGTTGCAATCTCTATAGAGGGTTTATAATTCATTTGCATGAAAAGCTCTAACTCTGCATCTGTTTCTGGTAAATCGTCTTCTTTAGTTTGAAATACATTAACACCAAAATCAGATTCAATTTGTTGTAGTAAAGGTTTTGCCAACATATCACCCTCTATCATTTCTTGATATTGGTTTCGTTTTTCAGCCGACAATGCGTCTTGCGCAACTGCTTTTATTTTAAAAAGCCTATCATTCATTCCATTAACTACAATGTCAACAAATTTTGGAATAATAGGAACTGGTGTCCAATCTAAATTTAAATAACTTAAATCACCATCAATAGCTAATTCATTTTTATATTTACCAACCGATTGTTCTCCGCGAGCATATAATCTTAAACGATGAAAATCACCTGATTGAGAATAAAACCTACAAGATCCACTGTCTCTCCTAAACCACTCGTATTGTATTGCTTGTCCAACTTGAAGTCCAAATTCCATTGTGTCTTTAACGGAGTCCGAAGCAAATTGGTCTGGAAATGCAGATGCATTTACTTGTATTTTTACGTCTTTCATTATTTAAGTAATTGACTAACTGAATTCTTATTATTATATCTTGCAAAGTTAATGCTTATTTTCGATTTTTCTTTAGCTGGGGTATACAAGTGTTTTTGGTTCGCCATTATAGCTAACCCAGAACTAATTGACGCATCAAACTTTGTTCGATTATTAATATCAAATTTTGCCCAATCTTCTAAAGTTCTTTGAAAATACATTATACCCATTTCATCACTATCTCTATAATTTTCCATTAAATCTAAACCAACATGTTTTTCTATGTATGATTCTATTGCAGAAGCGTGTGATTGTTTTACATCTTCACTTGAATTTGGAATCCCACCTAATTCTTTTTCTGTCTTTGATAATTTATTAAATGTTTTATCAGGTCTATTTATACTAAAACCTCTATAACCTCTATTTTTTAAATGATACAATAAACGAGGTTTATTATTTTCACATAATATTGGCATCCCATAAAAAACACAAGCCATTAATATTTCTTCAAAAAATATTTCAGCTGTTTGAGGCCGAGCTATGTATTCTAAAAAAAACTCATTACTTGGAGCATTATCCATATTGAATTTAGTCTGCCCATGTAAAGAACCATTAGATCCTTTCCCAACTACAACTCCTGAAATATCATATGAATCACATCCAAACGAACCTACATGTTCATTACCTGGATATTTTCTTCCATTTTTTATTTTTACATTATTTTGTAATGACCTTTCAGGTAACCAAGATACAAAAAATCTTCCTCTTTTATCAGGACTCCAAATTACCCTACTATCTAAGATACCATTCTCCCAAGAAAAAGATCCTTGAGTTATATTTTGTCCCATAATTAAAGAATCATTATAGTCAATTTGCTGATATATTTTAGTTAAATTAAAAAGAGATTGTTTACTCTCATCTCTAAAAGCATGAGATTCAGTTCTTGGGAACTGTCTGTAAAATTCATTTAACGCATCTGGATCATTAGATAAAGAATCCACTTCGTTTTGCCAATAGTTTATAGCGCCTTGATGTATCATTTCCCCATCAATACCCAGCTTGGGTATTTTTGGGTTTTCAAAAACTGGCATACCATACATATCAATAAATCCTTCCATATTCCATTCCATAGGAATAAACAGACTATACAATCCGCTTTTTGTTTGTCCGTTTGAGTTACGTTTAGTAACATCAGAGTCGTAGTATAATTTTTTAAAATTAGCGCCACCTTTATCTAAAGCATTTGAAGTTGAACCCATCATACACTTTCCAATAATCTTGCTACCTAAACGTAAACATGTTTTTGTAATACCCCAGTTTTTAATAATACTGTTAGGTTTTTCCCACTTTCCACTTTCATCATGTATTGAAAGTTTTAATTTTTCCCCATCATAACTGTTATCACCAGTGTTTTTCCAGTCAATAGTGGTATCTAATCCTTCAACTAAATCTGTATCTTCTTCATACATGTTTTTTTTAGTAATCTTTGCTGCTGGAACTCTATAAGCTAATTCAGTTTTTGGCTTATCCATACCATCTTGTATGGGCTTAAAAAAGAAAGGATAATTATTTGATATTGGAACAACTTTATCGGTAAACATTTTTTTAGCATCCGCACCTGTCTTAGATAATATTCCAATACGAGCATCTTTAGTAATAGTACCTGTATTGGCACACTCCTCACTTCCCATATAAGAAAAACCTGAACGTCTAATTTTTAAATAATCATTACCAAAACTTCTTTTATCGGCCTTGCAAGCTTCCCAATGTATATAAAAAATTCTGTTTGCTTCCCTAAAGTCAGGTAGACCAACATCAATTTTAGTATGCTGTATGTACATCCAGTGAGAACCAGTTATGTATGTAGGTTTCCCATTATTCATAAACCAATAACCTTGTTCTCTATAATCAAATTGACTTTCTATGTAATCAACCCACTCATTTTTAAAACTTGCAGGAGCATCATGCCATTGAAAAATAGACTTTATTTTTTTTAAAGGTTTTGGTATTTCTTGAGGAGACCAGTGTTGTTCGTCTTTTTTTTCAGACCTCTTATATACTTCTTTAGATATTTTAGGAAGAGCAATGTTTAATCCTTGTATGTTTATTATTTGATCAATTTGACCTGTGCGTGAAATAACAACAAAATTATATTTTTCATTATAACCATAAGACCATGATTTAGCTTTGTTTTTTATAGACAAAACATTTTTTGGAACTATGTTAATAAGCTCAATATATAGTTTATTTTGACTTTCTTTCTGCAAATCCCTTTGGTGTGTTATTTACTTTAGTATCAACTCCTTCTAATAAATCTTTTTCTTCTTGTATTCTTTTTAATATTTCAAACGAATCAAATATTGCTAATTTTTTTGTTGCCGCTGCGTTTTTTAATTTATCTGCCGCAAGATCATCTTCACTATCATATTTAATAATATCTGCCTTTGCCACTTTAATTAATTGCTGTACAGCTAACTCACCAGCTTTTATAATGTCTCTTTTTATGTTTTTTATATCCATCTTGATTTCGATTATATTTAAGTTTTAGTTTATCTGCTTTATCCTCCCAATCAGATTTTTCTTTATTAATATTTTTTTTATTCATAATCAGAAACTTTGTAAAACATTACAAAAACCTTTCTACCTTCTTCCCAAGATACATTAGGATATTTGCTATGAAAATAACTTGAAGGATATGAAACCAATCTATTTTCTTCATAACCAACAACCGTACTTAATCTCCATCTATCTAAATTATTAGCATCTACTTTTATTATTTTATCATAATCAGTATCACTAATATCTTTAGGTAACTCTCTACCATAAACATCATGTTCCCATAATGCTGTACCATGCAAATTTTCTTTTTCTCTGGGCGATAAATAAAGAACTAAAGCTCTATCAGGTTTCTCACCTTTAATATTTAAATCAGAATGAATACGCCAAGAAACGTCTAATTTATCTGTAGCAATTCTAAAAAAACTTAAAATATTTTTAATTTCCTTACCCTCAATAATAGATATTTTTTGTGTTATGTATTTATCAAACTCTTCATTTGATTGTTGAATATGAAAATCTTTGTTTCCAGCTTCAGTTTTTTTAAACTCATTACTGTCTAAATGTTTATTGGCTATTTCAAAAAGATTTTTTTGCACAAAATCATCTACAATATATATCATAAAGAAAAAGTTATATTGTTGGTAAACATCCTATAAAGTCTTTCTCCATCAACATTAAATTCATATTCACTTTCTGGTTGATAAGAAATCTCATCACCAACTTTTAAACCCATACTTAAAAGCTGATCGTTAATGTATTTAATAGTTCCGAACAAAGGTTCTTCTGTAATAGATTTTTTAATAAAAGAATCTTTTGAAGCAGATGGTTTTATAAAACAATATTTATTATAACCTTTCCATTCTTTATTTTGTTTGTATAAAAAGAATTGATCAGGATCAACAAAAAACAAGTCATCTTTAAAATAACTTTTACCGCTTTTTCTTCGGCCCTGCATATCGTTATAAAACTTAAATACATTATGATGAACTAAAAGGGTATCTCCTTCTTTTACAGGCCCTGAGTAATCTATAGGTGTTGATACTACAACAGCATAACGATTAGACGCGCTATGGTCTTCTTCTGAAGTACTTATGATAAAATCAGTTTCACCATATTTTTTTGTATTATCGTATCTCTTATTATTATAAGGTTTTACAATAAACGAGTAAGGAGATTTCATTTTATTTGAGTACTAAAAATTTATGTTATATTCCAAAGATATTGGTAAGGTACATTTAAATTCTTTCCAAAGCAAAATTTCACTTTGCTTCATAATCCAGATTTTATAAGACTCTGAAGAAACGTCATGCTGTATAAGATGTATCCCATAACTACCGCCTAAAACATCCTGACCAACTATGTAATGCATAGCTCCAGACTTGTAATCTGCTCCGATTGAAATTTTTCTTATGTCCATTTGTTTATAGGTAGATTCTTATCTCTACATGACCTTCATCAATGCTGTCCTCTGTAACACCAGTTGTAGTATCTATGTTTACAAATCGTGAAAACGTAACACCTACAAATTTTCCAAAAACCTGCTTATCTTCAGCAGCACCAAATCCAGCAATCATCCACCAGGCTCTACCTGACTTAAAAGGACTGCTTGGTGTTATGTCGTAAACTCCTGAACTATTTCGTGTCCATGTAAAAGATAAGCCTGTTGTGTTTTGAAGTTCTGAAGCAACTGGATCAGCTGTTCCGCTTTGAGAAAAATTAGCCACGTAAGACGTATACGGTTGAGCAACTAAACTTGATACTTGTGCAAGTGTTGCTGTTTTTGTCATTAGATTATTTTCCGCGTCAGTTATAATTAAATAATCTGCTGCATCAAGATTGCTAATGTTAGGATACGCTGATGTGTTGCTAATTTTTGCCATGTTGTTTTATTCTACTGCCTTTAAAGGCTTTTCTTCTTCGTCTTTAACCTCTCCAGTTTGCAAGTTAATAACTGCATTCTTTCCAAACTCTTTCATTAAAGATACTTCTTGTTCTGCAAATTTACTTTTGATATCAGCAATAACAGAAATTAATTCTGCTTTTTTGATTTCTAAATCTGCAATTTCAAAT